CTTAAACTAACAGGAGGTAGTAATGAAAAAAGTGTATTATGCAGTATATGATAGAAAAGCCGAATTGTTCTCAGCGCCGTTTTTGGAAATCAAAGACGGAACAGCAATTCGAGCAATTCAAGATTTGGTAGTCAATTCACCAGATCATGCTTTTGCAAAACATCCATCGGATTTCAGTTTGCATAAGCTTGGAGAGTTTGACGATGTAAGCGGAGTTATTACAGGGCATAAGCCTGAAAAACTCCAAGAAATAGAAAATCTAGTAGGAGAGTAATATAATGCTAGGCGGTCGTATGGGCAATTTGCCAACAGTAATGCAACACGAGTTTTCTCGTGTTCCAAAAGCTGAAATTCAGCGTTCAACATTTAATAGATCACACGGATTAAAAACAACATTTGACGCTGGGTATTTAGTACCAATTTTTGTCGATGAAGTTGTACCAGGCGATTCCTTTAATGTTAAAGCGCATGGATTTGGTCGCCTAGCTACACCAATTTATCCTGTAATGGATAATTTATATGTAGAAACATTCTTTTTCTTTGTTCCAAATCGATTGATTTGGGACAATTGGGAAAAGTTTAATGGCGCTCAGGATAATCCGGGCGATAGCACAAGCTATTTGGTTCCACAGTTAACGCTGGGGTCAGGGGTTAGTATTGCAGGCGATAGCCTGTATGATTATATGGGTTTACCAACAGGTGTGAATGGTATTGCATTTAACAATTTGCACGGTCGTGCATATAATCTTTGTTATAATGAATGGTTTCGTGATGAAAATCTGCAAGACCAAGTTACAGTAGACAAGGGCGATGGCCCCGATAATATCAGTGATTACACGCTTTTAAAGCGTGGAAAGCGGCACGATTATTTCACTTCATGTCTACCATGGCCGCAAAAGGGTGATGCAGTATCGTTGCCGTTGGGTACGTCAGCAAATGTAACAACAGATGCAACGCATAATGATAATGCTGCGGGTCTTACGGTTTGGAATACAGGTTCGTCAAGTTGGACAAGACTTTATACAAATGATACTACCTATCAAAATTTGTATTCATGGAACACAGGTTCTGAATCAAATAAGCTTTATGCAGATTTGCAGGATGCTACAGCAGCGACAATTAATCAGCTCCGCGAAGCGTTTCAAATTCAACGGTTGTATGAGCGCGATGCGCGAGGTGGTACACGGTATACAGAGATTCTTCAATCTCATTTTGGTGTTACATCACCGGATGCAAGGTTGCAGCGTCCAGAATATTTAGGTGGTGGTAAAACACCGGTGTCAATGCAACCAGTGCCACAAACGTCATCTACAGATGCAACATCGCCACAAGGTAACCTATCAGCGATGGCAACAGTAGGAGTGCAAGGTCATGGATTTAGCAAATCATTTGTTGAACATGGCGTAATTATTGGTATGGCATGTGTATTTGCAGATTTAACATATCAGCAAGGTATGAACCGTATGTGGTCTCGTAGGGATCGCTGGGATTTTTATTGGCCAGCGCTTGCACATCTCGGAGAACAAGCAGTTCTTAATGAAGAAATATATACACAAGGAACAAGTGTAGATAAAGATGTATTTGGATATCAAGAGCGTTATGCGGAATATCGTTACAAGCCGTCACAAATTACAGGTAAAATGCGGTCAAACGCTTCAGGTAGTTTGGACGTATGGCATTTGTCACAAGACTTCAGCAGCGTGCCATTGCTCAATGCATCGTTTATTGAGGAAAACCCGCCAATTGATCGGGTTGTAGCGTTGCCGACAGAACCAGATTTGTTATTTGATTGGTATTTCGATATGAAATGTACACGTCCAATGCCAACATATAGTGTTCCAGGTCTTATTGACCATTTTTAGGTGAATGTTATGGATAGTATTAAATGGGCTGCTATTGTTGCTTTTAGCCGGAGGTTTATTCTTCCGGCAGCCTTGGGCGGTATTGTGGTTTGGCTCATTGCTAATGGTTTCGCTGCTTGGGTACCAGCTGTCTGTGGTGTAGCAGACGCAATGGCAGTATTTGTTCAGGAGTGTTCGAATGGGATTGAGTAGTATTTTATCAGCAATTAACCCGTATGCTGGGTTAATTGGCGGAGCGATGTCAGCGTTTGGGCAATATACAGCAAACAAGGAAACAAAAGCATTTGCAACTAAGATGAGCGGAACAGCTCATCAAAGGCAGATGGCTGATTTAAAAGCAGCTGGAATTAACCCAATATTAGCCGGTAGGCTGGGTGGTGCCTCAACACCATCTTACCAAGCAGGCAACGTTGGGTCTGCTGCTGTGCAAGGATATGGCCAAGTTAGTAGTGCAAAGCAAGCGCAAGCGCAAACTGGATTTACAAAACAAC